TCCGCTTATGAATGTCACCCATCATAACAGCGTCACAACCTTGGAAGTGGTCTAATGGTGTGCCAATCTCGAACTCATAACCCAAGTCCGTAGAAGCACCCAATACTGGTGCATGGTATAGTCCGATGTATTTCTTGTCGGCACCATGTTCAGCCCTAGCAGCTTCGATATCTGGTCGTTCATTCTCACTAAAGATTGAATAGTTACACCATACGATGTTATTATCCAAGTAACACTCTTTATCCTTATAGTATTGAATGTTCTTGTTATTTAATAGGCGCACGACTGGTGTGATGCTGTCCAGCCTATCCTTGTTATTTTCAAGTAGGTCGTGGTTTCCAGCAACAATCACCAGAGGCGCTATGTCGGCTAATTCACTTATGAACTCTGCTGTCATTACCAACAACTCGTTAGAGATTGTGATTTTTTGGTGGAGTAAGTCTCCAACAATGACAATTCTTACTTCCTCATATCCGAAGTCTTGGGTTATCTCCCTGCATTTCGAATACAACTCTTTGAACATAGCCTCATAGTCGCTGTGCATCCTATATGTTCTGATATGAATATCTGCGAGATGAATCACGGATTTTATCATGATATTAAATTTTAACACAAATATACAACACATTTTTAACGTTTTCCAGTTTATTAACATATTTAACAATATGAAGTATAGTAGAATGGAATACAATAAAAAACGATGGTCCTATAAAGACCTTGAGTGGTTGAAGAATAATTACCAACATTTAGGTGTTACGGAATGTAGCAAACAATTAAACAGGTCTAAAAAGGGTATTGTAAGTAAGTGTAATTTACTACAATTAAAATTATCAAAGGAAAGTAAAAGTAGGTTATTATCTAAACCACCCACAGAATGTAACGTCAATCCAGATAAATTTTACTCAATTCGAGATAAGGAAGTTGCGTATTTTCTTGGGTTTATGTGGGCTGATGGATACCTAAACTCATCGACTAACGGGTCTAATCACCTAATCACGGTTAAGATTCTAGAAGATGATATGATTAAACTAAAGCCTACATTCGATAGAGTTGGTAAATGGAATTACTACGTCAGGACTTACGATAATGCTGGTTGGCGAAATACTGAGACTATGACCACTAATAATAAGAGGGTATTCGATTTCTTGGTGGATAACGGTTACGATGAAAAATCCGTGGTATCTCCCGATAAAATATTATCTAAAATACCAAACGAATTAAAGTCTTATTTCTTTTTAGGTCTAAGTGATGGTGACGGATGTTTCTACTATTATAAACCTAAAACTGGTTCCGTTCAAAGGCAATTCACAATTACCTCATCTTACGAACAAGACTGGTCGTATATGGTAAAATTATGTGACGATATGGGTATCAAATACAAAGTGAAGTTGAGTAGTAGTGTTAACCCTAAATCTGGTAATCTAAATTCGTCATCACAATTTAGAATAACCAATAAGGTGGGTATTCAAAAGTTGGGTGGGTACCTTTATAAATCGTTTGATATTGATGGTATAGGTCTACCTAGAAAGTACGATAAGTATAAATTAATTATCGATGGGTGAACTACCCACCCACGCCATAGGCGATGGGATGGGCTTCCTGTTTCATAGATTCAACTAATGTTGACATCTCCACAGGCTCTACAGGTCGTTCCGACCTTGATATTTCTTTATATAGAGCAAATTTCTTTATATTGTTTGCTGCTAACAAGTCTCGCTCGTTAACTCGTCCACAGCTTTTACATTCCCAAGTTCTATCAGATAGTTTTAGGTCTTTGTTGAGTGAACCACATTCACAAGTTTTGGAGCTTGGTGCAAAACGACCAATACGAAGTATATTTACTCCATACCATTCAGCCTTGTACTCAATCATTCTATTGAACTCTGACCAACTAACATCTGATATTGCTTGTGCAAGACAATGATTTTTCATCATGTTCTTCACACCTAAATCTTCTAAACAAATCGTTTGGTTCTCACGAATTAGCTTATTAGAAACTTTGTGCAAAAAGTCTTGTCTTTGATTCTTTATTTTCTCATGTAACAATGCTACTCTCTTATTTGCTTTCTGTCTATTGTTACTTCCTTTTTTCTTTTTAGACGCTCTACGTTGTAATACCTTTAATCTTTGTATTGAATTACGTAGGAATTTAGGGTTTTCAAATACTTCACCATCTGATGTTACTGCAAAATCTTTAATTCCTAAATCTATCCCTATTGTTTTATTTTCTTCAACAGGTGTTTTGGTTTTACACTCTTTACCTGTTTCACAAAGAATAGATACAAAGTACTTTCCCGTAGATGTTATTGAGATGGTGGCTGATTTGATAGTACCTTCCAACGGTCTATGTAACTTAACCTTAATCCCCTTTTTCTTGAACTTAGGTATCACCAACCCACCATCTTCAACTTTTACGTTTTGTGGAACATGGAAAGATTGCTTAGTATCTTTTGATTTGAACTTAGGAAACCCAGCACCTTTGAAAAACTTTTTGTATGCTAAGTCTAAGTTTTGTAAAACAGCTTGCAAAGCTTGACTGTTTACTTCTTTTAACCACTCACATTCTTTCTTTAACTCAACCAACTGCTTCTGTAAATTAAACCTACTATAACCCACCTTAGCACTCAAATATGCGTTTGTCTTTGTCTCTAATGCCAAATTCCAAATAAACCTACAATGCCCAAAATGTTTGGATAGTAGAACTTTTTGCTCTTGGTTAGGATACAGACGATATTTATGTGCTTTATACAATTTTAGTATTTTTATTACTTCTTACTAAAATAAATATGTAAGAAAAAGTAAAAAGATATAAAAAATTAGGAATAATTAAAAAAAAAGTTGTATATTTGTGTTATTAAAGGAGTCGCTTATATCCCACCCACTGAAGATGAGTGGGATTTACGCTCCATCTAATTAAATCATCCACCAATTCTAACATTTTCACCTTCCCCTTTACAATTATCGCATATTTTACTTTCCATTATATTGCCATTTGTGTGTTGTACTTATGTAATTCTAATAACCTCTTAGCGTCATGCTTAAGGTATGGTATTGGTATTCTTCTCATTTCCGTGGTCTCTTTATCCCAGTAGCCAATCCAAATGTGTCGACACTTCTTATGTGGGAATTCCAACTCGTACATGTACGCATAAACACTCAATTGTAGTGAGTAGATACCATACTGACAGTTCTGAATGTGCTCAAACGGCTTCAACATTGTCTGATTGCCGAATTGGTTCCAGTAGTGAAAAGCCTTATTGGTTTTCCAGTCACCAACATCGAAGAATACATCATCAATATCTATTACAAGGTCGGCAGTACCTGCCAATTCGTAATACTCTGAGAACATAATGCGCTCTGGGTACATCATCTGACCTTCATCCACCTTAAGACTCTCATACCCTGCGATTGCAGCTTGTTGTAGCTCATCCTTTGGAAACCAGAATTTCTTCTTTAAAAGGTATGTCTCAATAGTCTCGTGAATGTGTGTACCATACTCATTAGCTGTATCATTCAACTCTTGCCAATAGTCAAGAATCTGTTCTTGCGTTTTACCAACATATAATGGGTTCTTGGCTGGTGCTTTATCGTTCTGCTTACTGATAGCCAAAGAAACCGCATCAGCATCGAAATGTGGTTCTACTGACGCTAAGGTCGTAGTAACCGATTTATAGTGCTTCTGGGTATCCCTGTGGATATATACGTGTTCTATGGGTTCTAACCATACTACCTGACGGTCGTCTCGTTTTATATTCATATTCATACTTACGAATATACCACATTTCTCCAACACTTTCCACAATACTTCAATCAGTTTCATACAGGTGCCTTGCAAGCCCATCCATCACATTTTAGTGTGGATGGGTAGTTGACTTGAAGAGTTCAAATTACACCTTGAATCTCAATTTGAATGTTGGATGAATTGGGATAATTATGGTAAATATAATGGTGAATACTGTTATGGTTGGGACATTGACCATCTAATACCTATCAATTCAGCTACTGATAACTTGTCGCTAATCAAATTGAATCACCACAGTAATCTACAACCATTATGTAGTAAAATTAATCGGGACGTTAAGAGATAACTAACTATTTATATACAAATGCAAGAAGAACTTAAAAATAGGTTACGGGAAGACTTGGAATATTGGCATGCTCAAGGTGATGTTGCTAATGATGACAAATTCAAAATTGGTGTGGAAGAGTCTACCTATGTTGACAATGAGGATATGATATACACTAAGGTCAGAGAAGATGTGATGAGCGCTATAGAACACCTTGTTAATTCTAACTTAGAATCATTTAACGGTGATAGAAACTCTGCTATGGGTGCAGTTCTAGGTGTTATTGAAAAGTTATACTTATGAAAAGTGATTTAAGACAAAGATTAGTAGAATGCTTGCTAAATGAGGGTGTAGACCCAATAGCATCCGTTATCCAATTGTTAGGTGCCGAACCTGATGAAAGTAAAATTAACACCTACAAATTCAGTACTGGTAATTCAGAAGTATACTTCAAGAAAAATGGTAGAAATATTGAATTGGATTTGATTCAAACCGCAAAGGGTAATCGTGACGCTGGTGGTGCTAAACTGGCTCTAAGCCAATTCCTCAATGCTACTGACGAAGTGGGTGTTGACGTTACTTTGAGTGCTGTACCCAGAGACAAGGAAACCAACCCTAAGAGACTAAAAAAATTCTATCAACAATACGGATTCGAATTCATAACCGAACCAGAGGAAGATGAATATGGAGATATGATTCAAAGTGAATTTGACTTTGAAATGATACGTTACGCTAATTAGGGGGTTCCATCAAAAGAGTGTTAACATGTACAACTCTTAGAACTCTTCAATCAGCAGGGTCACCCCAATCAACACCATCTGGCGTTAAAGTAAACTCAACGTCAACACTCTGTAATGTAGTGTACGGTTGCAACATAATCGTCACATAAGTGCAATCATCAATTTCATCATATGCTACCTTCTTTTAACCTTATTGAGTTATTTATAAACTTCTTAATTCCCTTGTATCCCCACTTCTTAAAGATACTACTTGGGTCTTCACCTTCTGGTGGTATACTTATCTTAACCCTACCACGTAGGTCACCAACATTTAACATCCTGTAATTCTTTTTCGCATCAGCAACAGCATCAGCATCCAATAAGATGACAATGTTAGCCTTAGCATTTTGTAAAAATAAGAACAATTCTGGTGAGATGTATTTACCTAATAACGGTATTGAGTTCGGTATCACGATGTGGTCAAAAGCACCCTCAACCAAGTATATTGTACAATCTAAATTTATCTTGTAGCCATTGAATATGACCTCGGTTTTTTCAGCCTCTGGATTCAGATACTTTGGGTAGACCTTCTTATTGAAAGACCTCGCAATGTAATAGTCCACGTTTCCAGCTAAACTATAAGATGGTATGATTATTCTACTATGGTATTTACCACTTGAAGCAAACCCAATATCATAATAGTCAATCATCCAATCGGTTATACCTCTATCCTTGAGGTACTTCATTGCTTCTCGGTAATACTGTCTATGTTTGTTACAATCTGTCAACCTTATAAAGCTCTCAGGTAGTTTTACGATTGTCACTGGCACCACTTCACCTTCTTTGGCTACTCGGATATAGTCGTAATCTGGTTTTATAGCTTGGTAATCCCGTTGATTCTTTTTACTGCCGTGTTTGAATATCAGTTTACCTAACGAACCATGGGTTCCGTGAGTTTCACTACATGACCAGCATCTATAAACACCTTCCTCATAGTTAACTTCAAGATTCCCCTTACCGTCACCATGTGGCATACCCTTCTCTTCTGAGCACACTGGGCAGTCAAAAGCCATCTGACCAGAAACGTCATTATGCTTCTTAGCATCACCTAAGAAGGATTCCAATATGTCTGGAATGTAAAAAGCCATCACACGAATATACGAGTAATGACTTACATTTACAACTTTTTATGTGATTAAGCTGGTACCCAAAGCTTTTCTTTGTGCATCTGACCTAACACTGCAACGTATGCATCTTTTCTCAGGTTACCGCATATTTATTACTATGAGAGATAAAATAGTTAGAGAATTAGGTAACAAACCCGTAGTTGGGATATACGGGGTTACTAATACCACCAATAATAAGGTATATATTGGTCAATCTATTGATATTGATAGACGGTGGAACCAGCATAAGTATGGTAAGGGTAGTATAATATTACATAACGCTATAACAAAATATGGTATAGATAATTTTGAATTTAAGGTGTTGGATGTGGTTGATGTTGATGGGATGTCTAAAAATGATATCAAAGAATTATTGATAACCTTAGAACAAAAATGGTTAGACGCTAAAAAATCGTACATTAAAGAGAATGGTTATAATCAACAATCAAGTGCTAAACCCACTATACCAATTAAACGTTCGGGTGACTTTGGTAAAACTATTAGTAAGATAAAAATTGATAATAATCATTGTGGCAAACCCATAACCCAATATGATTTAAAGGGTGTTAAGATTAAAGACTGGGGGTCTGCCGCACAAGTAGAGCGAATTTCAGGTTTTCACGCTGAAAACATATCAGCATGTTGCTTAAAAAAACAAAACTCTTCCAATGGTTTTATTTGGCGATTCCGTGATGACCCTATAACCAATTCTGATATAACCAAAGCCAATAATTCTAAACGATTGTCAGAAGTTAGACAGTATGACTTAAATGGGAAACTTATAGCCACCTTTAAAAATACTAAAGATGCCCACAACAAGACGGGTTTAAGTTGGGGGGCTATTCGTCAGGCTTGTAGTGGTCATAGAAAAACTGGGTGTGGTTATATATGGAAATTCAAAAACCAACCACTAACCTTATCAGAACATGTTAAGTCTTAGGACACCATTTACGCCCCTTATGCATCTGCCCTAAAACACAGGTATAAGCATCGCACATATCGTAGTTCTCTTTCTTTAATGAATTCACTTTAGTGTATAACCACTCAATCTGTGGTTCTAACTCACTGACCATTTCCCAAATTATAGATTTCTTGTCTATGCCATAACCTAAACCACCAAACAATACTGGTTTCGCCTTTTTGATAGCAGCTTCAGTGTGTGGCGTCCCATCTTTCTTGTGTGTTCTCTTCTGCATTAATTCTGGAAAACCAAATGCTCTAGCATCGTAAGAAGAAATGAAGTCTGGAACTACACCTAGGATGTCATATACAGACCTCGATACCATACCATTAAAACGTAGTAATGTAGCTACAGTATAAACGTTGTTTGAACGTAGTAGTGGTTCCTCGATTATCACTTTAGTGATACCAGTGTCCCTATGTTTTTTGAGGAATTCTTCAAATACCTCTACCTTCTTAAAAAGCTCTTCAATCTTACTCTCTGGTACTGGTTTTACTTTGGGTGTGATATGTGTAAGTACACTCAACTCGCCACGACCACCCATATCTTCAAATAATGCAACTCCGATTGTCTTGGTGCTAACATCTAGACCAAGAATAACCCCATTTTCCTCATTTTCTCTATTTTTCATATTTAATTCTTTTTTCATATTCCCATTTAAAACCACCAACCGTTTTATAACTAACACCCCTACAACATTCTGAAATGTGTCTCAAATTCATCTCTTTTTGAACCTCATTAACTGACTCCCACATTTTTATAAAATTACCATCCAAATCTAATTGTTTCACTTTTTTTTTACTAGTTGAGGCATCAGCTAATTTTTTTCGTAACTCAATTGACGCTTTTTTACCTTTATTTGGTGATATCCTCCCTTTAATGGCTTTACTTAGATTATCTCTATGTTCTTGAGACCTAACTTCACCGTTATTCAACCAAGGGATAGCTTTACCTTTTTTTGCTTCAGACATTTTTCGTTTAGATTCTTCAGTATGTTTCCTACCTTTGGTTGAGGGTGGTTGGTCACCACCATCTGTACTATTAGTTAATCTAACACCTAACCCCCTATAATACGCAATATAATGTCGCTCCCAATACTGCCACTCTTCTTTTAAAACTTCATCAATAATTATAAGCTCTGGTCTAGATTCTGAATCAACCATCTTTCTAATCCACCTATCTTTATAACTATCATGTTTAAATCTCTCTGAAATATGCTTCCGTAACCTAACTTTAGGGTTTTTACTTTTACCCACATACCTTAATTCTTTCGTGGTTGGTTCCACCAACCCATAAATATAAACTACCTCTTTATCCATAATACTTTCAATATAAATATATCGTCAGTGTGAAAAAGTCTTGGTTGATACGTCCAACCCTAATATAAATCCGTTCTCTGTCATCCTATTGTTCTTATAAAAAGAAAGATAGTCAATCCCACAATAAATGTAAAGTATTACTTTAAACGTTGATACGTACTGAGAAGGCTTTCAACTCGTTAGCGGTTTTAGGGATGTGTGCATCCGTCTTACCATATGCTATCAGATTACCGTTGCTGTCATATAGACCAACCTCTGAAATCCTAGGTGTATCACCATCGACATACGTTGGGTTATTCGACCTTGTGAATTGTCCTCTGGATGCAATACAGGTAAACTCTTGGTTTACGATTGAACTAGCGCTTCCGAATGTTACTGTGTCGGCACTTGTAGTACCAGTCACATCATTAACGATTGTAGAATCAGTAATCACGATTAAACCTTTATCCAAGAATACAATACCTACGGCTGTATCTGCTGATAAACCTAGAGTGTTGTTAGTTGTTAGATTGTATCTACTCTTACCATTAGCTGAGAACGGTTTTATAGTTCCAAACCCTGTTGCCCATGACTTTGAAACATCACCATTAGGTCTCTTAATTTGGTCTGAGAATAGGAACGCATAGTTAGGTGCGAACTTAGCTGTTTGACTTGAAGTTTCTGTGAGTCTGCTATCATCCAAAGCAATGTTACCTTGTTTGTTTTGGAACGTGCTATAAAGATTGTACGTACCACCTGTGGTACCAGACACGGAAAAGTTAACTTCCTTACCATCTAACATATCACCGTAACTTTCGTTAAGTATACTCACCACAACTATTTTATCAGATGCGATACTTGCCAATGCTGTGTCAGACCACCCACCTTGGGATAATGTCTTGTTAGTATATGCTAAATCATCACTGCTAGTAATAGGAAGTTTAAATGATCGGTATAGGTTAACCAATGGGTCTGTTGTTGTAGCACTACGTGAAATAACATCTACGCTGGTTAGATTACCCAAAACCGTTGATTGACCCAAACTTTCGAAGGACTGAACCAACCTATTTGAACCTGATTCAACATTCTTGAAGAAACTACCATTCTTAGCGTATAACTTATTATTCATCACAACATTTGTTGTCACAGTATTACTGGTCAAACCACTGGTAGACGTAAGGTCACCACCCATTGATGGAATCTCACCAAGACCTAAATCTAATGTACAGTAATAGTTCGCGTCTGAATCACCCAATGCAAATTGTGTTATCAAGTTGCTAGCATTTTGGATTAGTCGTTCACGTCCAATCGGTGTGAACTTAGCTGTTAGCGTTGTTGTTGTGTTGTTAAATCCCATCTTAGAAGTCTATTGATAATTCTGCGTTAATTTTCCCACGTTTCACTATACGATTAACATAACTACATAGTGGTTGTAGGTTGGTGTGATGATTTAACCTGATTATATCATCTTCTGTTATTATGGTGGCTAACGGTATTATATGGTCAATATCCCACCCATAGCACTCTTCACCGTTATATAATCCGTAATTCCCCCAATTCATCCACGGTTCGAATTGAGACCCCAAATGCATCTTGAATTCATCGAACGAGCACCCAAGTATTTCATGGGTTTTAGATGTCTTAATATACCCCCCCTTACGTATCGTCTTACTCACCATACTTCTAATATTACAAGCTAGTTTAAATGAGGGGTCATTTATTTTCCGTTTCCTAACTGATTTATTATAGCTTTCTTTAACTCGTTCTGGATTATTTTTCTTATATTTTAATTTACTTACTCTTACCTTATCAGGATTATTCTTTACCCATTTTTCCTTGACCGCTTTAATCCTATCCTTATTATCCTCAACATATTTTTTTATCCTATCTTTATTAGATTCCACCCACTTTCTCTTATAGATATCCCGCCTCACCTTTTCTTCCTCCGTTAGTTCTTTTTTGTTCGAATTGTAGTATGCTTTTTTTTCTTCTTTATGATTACCATACCATTCTTTAGCTTTATTAGCTAACCTAACTTTGTTTCTTTTAGCGTAAGCTCTACCATTACGTCTTTTAGCCTCTAGCTTCTCTTCTTCCGTAAGATATTTTTTAATTCTACCCATGATATTATTAAAAATCGATGCTTAATTCTGCTGTTATTGTGTTACCATCTAGTATGAATGGTTTTGACATCTTAGCTACTAAAACCAAGTTCTTCTCACTATCATAGATACCAGCTTCAGTTATCCTGATAGATGGCGTTGAGATGTTAGGGTCTCTAGTTGGGTTACTTGTGTATTCGAATTGCGCTGCATCGATATCAAGCTTGAACAATGTTTTGTAAATTGTAGCTCCAATATGTGCGCTAACATTACCATAGAAGAATCTCTCATCACCCAATTGTAGGTTTTGGTCATCGACATCTGCTGGGAAGTTAAGTGTGTCAATAATGTAGAACGTTGTACTGGCTAAAGCAACGCTATCGTCAATCAAGAACCCGTTTGTAACTGGGTTTTGAGCTTCCAACAACACTGGGTCAATTGTTTCATCAACACCTGTCGTAATAGCAAGGCTAGTAAAGTTATACTCATTCCATGCATCGGTTAACGGTCTGTCTTCAGGTTCGTCAACAATTTGCCATAACACCCTAAAGTTGTATGCATTGAACCCTAACCCATCATAACCAATTGCTTCGATTTTCCTCATGTAAGGTAGTAAATCGACTGCATTCAATCTGAACTCAACATTTTTAGTTGTTGGGGTTGTGTTACTTATTTTCGTGTAATATTGACAGTTGATTGGTGTTGTCATTCCACTGGTCGTACCAGTAGATTCGTTATCTAAAATGTATGTTAAGTACATCGTCTTATCAGTCTCTAATGTACCACCACTTGCTGGGGCAACTAAGTTTGCAGCCAATGCTGGTAATGTCCAGTTTCTGTTAGCTTTAGCTGAAGTCGCCATAACAATTTCATCATCATCAATTACGATTGTTTTCAATTGTGGGAATACCTTACCTACTACCCTTGAAGTACCAACCAAAGTCGGGTCTTCAATCAATGGTACGTACTCAATGTCACTATTAGGTATCATTTGTGTGTCACCACTAGCCAAGAATGTCATACCCATATTCGTACCAAGTCCAGAACCATAATTACGTCTGTGGTACATCAAATCTGGCATCTCAAGTGTTACAGTCTTGTTGTTGTCATTATCAATATAGAAGAATTCCCCATAAACGTTAGATACCACATTATTCGTGTAATGGATAATCCCGATTGATTTTCTCACGGTGTCTACAACTGATAAACCTGCAACTTCACAAATTATATCACTCGTTTCACCATCTTCAGTACATGGGTACCATAGATAAGGGTGCTTCTGACCTAAATAGTCAAATGAACCAAAGTCTTGAAAATGTTCGTATGTCGTACCTGAACTGAATCCAGCAGGGTCTTCACACCATACGTTGTTCTGGTTCCAAATAGGAACGTCAGTACAAGCTACGTTACAACATGAATCAAAACTCAATGTTCCACTATCCCAATAAGGAACAGAAGAACTGCCGAACATATCCCACACCTCTTCTCCAGAGTATACCATCACTTGACTCATACCAGTGAAACCACTGAAGTCAGGTAGGTCTCGGTCAACGTCAAAACAAGTAGAACCACTAGTGGTATTCTCGATTTGATACCATAGGTTAGGCAATGGTAATGTGTTACTGAATTCTGTGAATCCGCTAGTCGTTGGGTGAGTGTACTTAATTAGAATCCTATCACCAACCTCGGCTGTAAGTCCTGAGATACAAAGTTGTGTCCCACCTGTAAATACAACGTTGCTAACTGTTTGAGAATCAATGGTATATGTCGTGCTACTTAAAGTAGTGAATGTACCACCACTGTTAGCGAAGAATCCTCGGTCATCAGCAGCATTATTTACAACAGCCTTCATCACTTCGATGTTTGCTGGTTGCATTGTGTTCAAGTTCGTAGTACCATCAGTTGTGATGTAGTATTTGAAATTCGGTTGTTGGTCTTTAGGTCTTAGAACTCTTGTAGGATCAGAAATGTTAGCAGATGAACCGAATGGGTCAGTATCATCATAAAATACTTCTCTATCATAGTTGACTTCAGAGTCACCTATAGCCCAGTATGCGAAGTTTAATTGACCTAACGCAAGACGCTCCCTACCTTTTTCGGTAAGCTTTATGCTAGAATAAGCATTGGTATTATTGATTATGTAACTCATCTCTTTTCTATTAAGTCAATTTAATTATAAATAGTGTGAAGTCAACAATGTTAGTAAGAATTAATTGAATTTGTTCTAACTATTGCTGGTACTATCTCACTATATGCTTCACTGGCGATTAC